GGATTCTGCAGGTGGCGGTGGTGCAGGATCAGGTAATAATGCTGGTTCTGGAAAAAATGGTGTTGCCGGTGGATCTGGTGGTGGCGGTGGAAGTTGTGATCCTAGTGGAGGATCTGCAGGTGCAGGAAACACTCCCCCTGTAAGTCCTTCTCAAGGTAATCCTGGTGGAGCTGGGGCAACTGCTACTGGATCAAGTGGATCAGGTGGTGGTCATGGTGGAGCAGGTGATACATCTCCAGGTAATACAACAACCAATCCAGGAGGACCAGGAACAGCTAGTACAATTTCAGGAAGTACTACAACTTATAGTACTGGTGGCGCAAGTGATGGGGGACCAGGAACAGCCCCAAGTGTATCCGCTAACGAAGGTAACGGTGGTAAGGGAGCGGGTGGTCAACCTGACGGATCAGGTAGTAATGGTGGCTCGGGAATTGTTGTAATTAGATACAAGTATCAAAACTAATTGGCGAAACCTTTAAAAAAGGTTATAAGTAATTAGAAATAATGCAATTAGAAAATTATTATTGGTGTTTTCAAAAAGCTTTACCATCCAGAATTTGTGATGATATTGTAGAATATGGCAAACAATTAAAAGAAGAAACAGGTGTTACATGGGGTTACGATGTAAATAATATGACACCTAATCAACAAAAAGAATTAGAAAAAAAACGTAGTTCTAATGTTGTATGGATGAATCCTACATGGATTTATCGTGAATTACATCCTTTAGTTTATGAAGCTAATGCTAATGCCGGTTGGAATTTTCATTGGGATTGGTCGGAGTCTTGTCAATTTACAAAGTATGATGGAAGTAAAAAACAACATTACGATTGGCACACAGATAGTGGAGTAAGAGTAAATGAAAATGGTAAAATAAGAAAACTATCTATGACTGTTGCTTTAGTAGATGGTAATGATTATGAGGGAGGAGATTTTGAATTAAATATAAATTCACCAGAAAAAGAAGAAATATATGTTGTAAAAGAAGCTAAATTAAAAGGATCGGTAACTATATTTCCTTCATTTGTTTGGCATCGTGTTAAACCAGTTACTTCTGGTACGAGATATTCTTTAGTTAATTGGCATCAAGGTAGACCTTTTGTTTAAAGTATATTCACAAATTTTAGAAGATTCTAATATGAAACAAATGTATGATACTATGTTAAGTGATAATTTTCCTTGGTTTTTTTATTCAGGAATTGCTACACAAGGAGATGGTAATTTTATGTTTACACATATTTTTTTTATTGAAAACAAAATAAATTCTAGTTTTTATTTTTTATTAGAACCTATTTTAAAATTTATAGAAAAAAAAAGAAGTTTTAAAAAAATTGAAAGAATTAAAGCAAATCTTTATACAAATAAAAATAAACCCCTTAATCAACCAAGTCATTATGATTATATAAAAGAGGATAAAAATTGTTTTATAGCATTGTTTAATTTAGATACTTGTAATGGTGGTACTGTTATTGAAAATAAAACAATTAAATCTAAACAAAATGATTTAATTATTTTTGATAATGTTGAACATTATGGGATTACTCAATCGGATACCCCAACTAGAATATCTATAAATTTTAATTTTTTAACAGGAGAATAAAAATGAGTTTTGAAAAAGATAAATATGAAGTAGTTAAAAAAGCAATATCCAAAGACGTAGCTAATTTTTGTTATGCTTACTTTTTAAATAAAAGACAAGTTGCCAAACATTTACAAGATACACAATATATATCTCCTTTTGATGAAACATGGGGAACGTGGAAAGATAATCAAATACCTGATACATATTCTCATTATGCAGATCTTGTTATGGAAACATTAATGGTAAGAGTTAGACCTAAAATGATGGAAGTAACTAAAATGAATTTAATTCCTACTTATACATATGCAAGAATATATAAATATGGTGATATATTACACAGACACAAAGATAGACCGTCTTGTGAAATATCTTGTACGTTGAATCTAGGTGGTGATGAATGGCCTATATATCTCGATCCAACCGAAGGATTTAGTAATAAAGGTAAAAAAGTTATTTTAAAAGCAGGGGATATGCTAGTGTATAGTGGATGTGATCTAGAGCATTGGCGTGAATCTTTTGAAGGACAGGATTGTGGTCAAGTATTTTTACATTATAATAATAAGCAAGGTCAGTTCCAAGAAAGTAATGCTTTTGATGGTAGACCCATGTTGGGATTACCATCATATTATAAAAAAGCACAGTAGACTAAATCACTTTTTATAGTTAAAATAGAGTCTTATGACTCTCGGAATTTTAGCCTTTGCAGAAGGACCATTATCATCATTAGGTAAACAGGACGCTTTAGCCGTTGTTACTGGCCAAAGTATTGGAACTCTTACAGCTGCCAGTGTAACAGTAACAGCTGGGGCTACTGTTGTTGAAACAGGTCAAGATTTAACTACATCTTTTGGAAGTGAAAGTGTAACAGCTGGAGCTACAGTTGTAGTTAGTGGACAAGAAATTACATCAACAGCTGCCAGTGTATCAGTCGCTGTTATATCTAATCCAACGGTAACAGTAACAGCTTTTAGCGACCTTAATTTTGTTACAGGAACATACGCTGTAACCGCTGGAGGAAAAGTTTTAATTGATGCTTCGGCGGAACCTGATTTAGATTTATATTTAGGAAATGAAACTGTAACGGCAGATGCTAACGTGTCTGTTTCTGGTCAAAGTATTGGAACTCTTACAGCTGCAAGTGTGACAGTAGAAGCACTCACTACAATTGTAGTAACAGGAGAACCATTATCGTTAGTTCAAGGAGATGAAAGTGTAACAGCTGGAGCTACAATTGTGTCAACAGGACAAAGTATTGGAACTCTTACACCTGGAACGGTTTCTGTTGTAGCTAATTCTACAGCTCTTCCTAGCGGAAATATAATATCTAGTACATTAGCAGATGTAACTACAAAAATTGATGTAACACCAGCAGTTACAGGGGAAGTTTTGACATTAGCTTTATCTGATGCTACTGCAGTTTATGCTTGGGCAGAAGTTGATGATTCGGAAACTTCAACGTGGACAGAAGTTGATGATTCTGCTACAATGACCTGGAATCAAGCGGCTTAGGAGAATATGACATCAACTTATTCATCATTATTACAACTCGAACTTATAGGTTCGGGAGATCAGGCAAATGCGTGGGGTAATACTACAAATAACAATTTACAATATGGCTTAGAGTATTCAATTACTGGAGTTTATACAAAAAATTTATCGTCTGCTTCTAGTCCTTATACTTTAACAGTAGCTAATTCAATTAGCTCCACCCAATCGGATAATGAAAATAGACAATCAGCCATTATATTTACAGGTCATGGGTCTAATTTTATTATTCAAGTGGCAGCTACACAAAAAACATATTTTTTAAGAAATGATAGTTCTGCTTATACTATTACAATGCGTCTTGGAGGTTCTGGAAACACTTATGTTATTCAACCAAGCACAAGTGTATTTTTAGCAAGTGATGGTACTAATTGGTACAATTTACAAACATCGGGAACAGATTGGTTAACTAAAACTACAACTTATACAGCTTTTCCCGGAGATAAAATATTTTGTAATACTACAAGCGCTCCTTTTACAATTACTTTACCTGCAGCTCCTGCTGTTGGTGATGAAGTAAGATTTGTTGATTTAGCTAGTACATTTGATACAAATAATTTAACTATAGGTAGAAACAGTTTAAAAATAAATGGAGCAACAGCAGACTTAACAGTTGCAACCGAAGATGCAGCTTTTGCTTTAGTATATTCAGGTTCCACTTATGGGTGGAAATTAATGGAGAAATAATATGGCAACTTATGAATCAATTAGATATAAATTTGCAGGAACTGCTGTAACAGGCGTCTTGTTAACAACAAATAATTTAAGTGATGTACCTACAGATGCAACAGCTAGAACTAATATAGGTGTAGCTATTGGTAGTGATGTACAAGCTTTTATTTCTGCAACTGCAGGAACAAATGCTAATGGAACAAGAACCGTAAGTACATCAGCACCGAGTGGCGGATCTGATGGAGATATTTGGTACAAATATACATAATGTCTCATGCCAATTTACGTTAAATCAGGTGGTACTTGGAGAGAAATAAGTTCAGATGCCGGCTCACAATTGTATGTGAGAGATGGCACTTCATTTACTAATAAAACAATTATAAATACTTATGTAAAAGAAAGCGGTTCGTGGGAAACTGTTTTTACTTTATTTGATACCCCAGGAAGTTATACAACCGCAGGTTCAGGAACAACAACTTTTTCTGTTCCATCTAACGCCAATGCAATTCATATTCAACAAGCTGTAGCAGGTGGAGGTGGATCTATGAATGGATTAGGATATGATAAAGGTGGAGGAGAACAAGGTGGCCGTGGAGGTGGATCTGGTGGTTATGTTTCTGATAAAGTATTTACTGTTGTAGGAGGAGAAACTCTCACAGCTGTAGTAGGAACAGGTGGAGCAGCAGGTTCTAATAGTGGTTTTAACTACAATGCTTCTGCTAGTGCAGGTTCAAATACAACTTTATCTGGAGCTACAACAGGATCTCTTTTTGTATTAGGAGGAGGTGGTGGATCATCCTATTCAGGTGGTTATGTTCAAGGTCCTCTTGCTACACAAACTTCTGGATCAGCAGGAACTGCAACTATTTCATCGTCTTTATCTACTGGAACTACAGTGGATGGAATTAATATAACTACTTTTACTTCTGGAGAAGCAGGAAGTTTTAATTCTGGTGGTGTTGGAGCAGAAGGATTACCTACAGGGGGTGCTAGTACATCTCCTAATTGTGGTGGAGATAACTGTAGTATAGCTGGTGCAAATGGTGGTGCTTCTTATAATGGAAATGTATCTGGTGGATCTGGTGGTGGATCAGGAAGTACTGGTTCAGTAGGAAGTCAAGGCTCAGGCGCCGGTGGTGGAGGTAAAGAAGCTGGTGGTAACTCTGGTGGTGATGGTGAAATTAAATATAGATTTTTGAGGATTGCATAATGCCACTTACTAAAATTCAATTTGCTCCTGGAATAGATAAACAGAATACAGAATATGGTGCAGAAGGTCGTTGGACTGATTCTGATATGGTTCGGTTTAGATATGGATTACCTGAAAAAATAGGTGGATGGTCTAAACTTATTGCTCAAACATTAATTGGAGTTGTTCGTGATATGCATGCTTGGTCTGATCTTAATGGTGTTAGATACATGGCCCTTGGCACAGATAGAAAACTTTATGTTTATTCTGAAGGTGCAGCTTACGATATTACACCTGTAAGAAGAACTAGTGGAAGTTTAACTAATCCTTTTGCAACTGTAAGTGGAAGTGCAGTTGTTACAGTAACAGATACAGGACATGGAGCTCAAGCCGGAGATTTTGTAACATTTAGTGGAGCTTCTACAGTTAATGGTCTTGACATGAACAAAGAATTTGAAATTACAACTTATGTTGATGCCAATACCTATACAGTAACTTATACAGGTTCTACTGCATCTGGAACTTCAAGTGGAGGTGGATCATCAGTAGTTGCTACATACGATATTAGTATTGGTCTAGCAAATTCAGCTTATGGTTATGGATGGGGTACAGGAACATGGAATACAAGCACTTGGAATACACCAAGATCAACCTCTACTGTTACAATTGATGGTAGACAATGGTCTTTTGATAATTTTGGTGAAGATTTAATTGCCACAGTTAGCGAAGGAGGAACATATAGATGGGATACATCTGTTGGGACTGGAACCCCAGCTGCCGTTATTGCTAATGCTCCTACTGTTTCACGATTTACTTTAGTTTCTCCAACGGACCGACATGTCTTTTTATTTGGTACTGAAACAACGATTGGATCGTCAGGAACCGCTGATCCTTTATTTTTACGTTTTTCTTCTCAAGAAGATTACAATACTTGGGTTCCAACAGCAACTAACACAGCTGGTTCTTTTAGAATTCAAGATGGTTCTAAAATTATGGCAGCAGCTAGATCTAGAGGAGCTATTTTAGTTTGGACTGATACTTCTTTGCATGGTATGCAATTTGTTGGTCCTCCTTTTACTTTTTCATTAAATCAATTAGGAGCTAACTGCGGAGCAGTTTCAAACCATTGTGTTAAAGATGTTAATGGTATTACGTATTGGATGTCTCAAAATTCTTTTTATATGTTTGATGGTGCAGTTAAAAAAATACCTTGTAGTGTTCAAGATTATGTATTTGGTGATTTTAATATTACTACTCAGCCTGAAACATATTGTGGTCTTAATTCAGAAAAAAATGAAATTACTTGGTTTTATTGTAGTCTTAATGCAGAACAAATAGATAGATATGTAAGTTTAAATTATTTAGAACAATCTTGGGCTATTGGAACTTTAGCTAGAACAGCATGGGTTGATTATGGAGTTTATGAATATCCTTATGCTACAGAATATTCTAAAACAGCTATTGCAACA